CCACAAAGACAAATGCTCCTGGAAACGGCGCCCCAGTGCCTGGTTTGATGGCAACAGCAGGATCATGGAATGCGTCATGGGCTACGTGGGCGGCACCGACGGATCCGCCTGACATTGCTAAAAATGTCGCCAAAGATGTTAATGGCGATGACGTCAAGGGGGCAACTGCCGGCAGTAAAAAGTTAAAAGACAAGATCCCTGACGCTAGGTCAGAGACAATTTTTGGAGAGTGAGAAATGGCATTAGATTTAGACAGGCTAGAAGAAGACATACTGGATGCGTTGATGATAAACCTTTCTGAGGATGATAAGATACCACCGGTCGTTGAAGCATTGGAGGCTACCGCTGCGGCGCTTAGCACTGCCATTGATACGTACGTGAGGGATGCTACTATCCGTGTAAGCGGGGTTGACTCAGGCAACAGCACGAAGACTGGAACCATTCAATAGCGACGCAGAGTAATAGTTATAGTTGAGCTGGCAGCGCTAGTTTATTACGGGGTATACAGTGGCCACAATAGATTTTAAGAGTGTGGGTGAGATGATCCGGCCGGCAGCGGGGCTTGAAGACACCCCTGCACCTACCCCCATAGGTTTCCAGACGCCACTGCGAGTAGCGCCTACCACACTGTTTGAGATGTACACCGACATGAGAAAAGTTGTCAATGATAATTTTAAAAATATGTTGATGACACAGCATGGACAACGCCTTGGCTTGTATGACTTTGGTGCTAATCTTAATGAGCTAGTTTTTGGTGGTGGAAATTTGGATGAGGAAGCGTTTGATGGCGAAGCTGTAATTAGGATTAAGACTGCCGTCACCAAATACATGCCATTTATATCCCTAAAGACTTTTGAGTCACGTGTCGACCATGGTGATAACAGAGTAATAGGCAAAACCAACCTGAGGATCACTTACGATATTCCGGCCTTAGGCGCCGTCGATCAGGTTCAATCCATTACATTCTACCTTGGAGGTTAATCGTGGCCATTGATGTAAAGAAGAAATTTAAGCCTGTAAGGACACGGTCCTACCTTAACAAGGACTTTGATGCCTTTAGGGCTGAACTGCTTCAGTACGCCCGAACATTCTTTCCCGACAAGATCGAGGACTTTTCTGAGGCCTCCGTCGGCGGTATGTTTTTGGACTTTGTCTCGTTCGTCGGTGACACCATGTCCTACTACCTGGATCACCAGTTTTCAGAGCTCAGTCCCGAGACTGCTGTTGAGACAGGCAATCTTCAAAGAATGCTTCGTACAGCTGGAGTAAAAATAACCGGCGCATCTCCTGCTACCGTTGACGTTGACTTTTTGATAGAGGTGCCGGTGGTCAACAAGTCAGGCGTGTATGTGCCGCGCGACGAGGCACTTCCTGTAATAAAAGAGGGAACGCTGGTACAATCCCAAGGCGGCGTCAGTTTTGAGCTTATGGAGAATTTGGATTTTGCCAAGCAGGATAAGGCTGGAAATTATACCGCCTCAGTAACTGTTGGCATTAGTAATAATGACGGCACACCTGCCACCCTTATAATGACACGTGTAGGGGAGTGTATTTCTGGAAGTAGGACCAAGGAATCATTCGGCTTTTCAAATACATTTGTTCCTTTTCGGACCCTGACATTAACTAAACCCAACATTACAGCTATCATTTATGTCAAGGATGTTGATGGAAACAACTATTACGAGGTTGAGGCCCTGACGCAGGATTCAGTTTTTAAGACAATTATAAGCACGAATGAAGACAATGAATTAGTACCTCAAAATATAGAGCTTATTCCGGCCCCATATCGTTTCACCCTGGCGACCGATGTAAATAGTAAAAAAACAACGCTACAGTTTGGTAGCGGAAATGCAGAGACATTGGACGATGACATTGTTCCAGATCCCAGTCAGTTTGCTGTACCATTGTATGGAAAGAAGACATTCACTAAATTCTCGATAAATCCAGGCGACCTGCTCAAGACTAGGACACTCGGAATATCCCCTATGGCAACGACAGTCAACGTTGAGTATCGTTATGGTGGGGGCCTCTCCCACAATGTGCCTGCCGCCACTATTCGGACAATTACATCTCTTAATATTAAGTTTGAAAATGGGGCGAGCACTAACTTGGCACGAACAGTCGAGGCTAGTTTGGACGTGATTAATAGGCTTCCTGCCGGCGGCGGTGAGAATGCGCCCACGCTTAGGGACTTGGCTACTAAAATTCCAATGGTTAGAAACTCCCAATCAAGGATTGTTACAAAGGAGGACCTGGTAGCCAGGGTATACACGATGCCATCGAGCTTGGGAAGAGTGTACCGGGCAGGAGTAAGGTCTAATCCAATAAATCCTTTGGCTACACAGCTATTTATTGTTAGCCGCAATATCAAAGGGCAGCTTACAGTGTCACCGGATTCATTGAAGGAGAATTTGGTTGAGTACCTAAATCAGTTTAGGATGATATCGGACGCCATTGATATTCTGGACACGCAGGTTGTGAACCTTCAGGTTAGATTCCAGGTATCAGTCGATCCAAGGATTAATAAATCATCCGTGGTTCAGGAGGTTATTGTTAAGCTTAAGACATATTTTAACATTGCCAATTTTCAGATAGATCAGCCTATTCCGACAGCTGATCTTAATAGCATTATCTTTAATAGCGACGGCGTCCTGGCCGTGACAAACTTAAAGGTGGTGAGCCTTGTGGGAACGTACAAGGGTCGAACTTACAGCGATATTTCCTTTAATCCCGCAGAATCGACTATTAAGGGACTTATAATTGGGCCTCCTGGATCAATTTTTGAGGTTCGATATCCTGATTTTGATATCATAGGTGGTGCTGTCTAATGTATAGGATTCTTAAGGCGCTCAAGGACGGCTATATCACCAATAAGGTGATGAATAATAAGTTTCGGGCGACAGATGCTAACACTGGTCGCGCCGGGACTCTTGATTTATTTAAACTCTATGAGGAGAGCACGCTGCCGTCTACTTCAAGCGGGGTGACGGAGATTTCACGGGTCTTAATTAAATTTGACCTGGATCCGCTGCGAGCCCTGACAGGAAGCGTCCTGGATATAACTGATGCCTCTTTTGACTGTAGATTACAGTTGACAGATATCGTGGGTGGCCAGACGTTACCGTCCAACTTTCAGCTTATTGTATTTCCATTGTCGCAGTCATTCGATGAGGGTATTGGACGTGATGTGGTATCATTTAATGATCTAGATGCATGTAACTTCATAACTTCCTCTTATTTGGGTGGAAATTCTATTCTTTGGAATGAACAGGGCGCTAATAAAGAGGGGCTACTGGGAGCTAGCAATATTGATATAATCTCCAGTGGTACTCTTGGTGGTGGAGTGGTTGACCTGTGGAGAAGTCAGACATTTACTGGTGGCAGTGAAAATTTACTGGTAAATGTGACACACATAGTCTCGGCAACTTTGGCCGGAATAATTCCGGATCACGGTTTTAGGATATCATATTCGGGAACACTGGAAACCAACAGCAGGACCCTTTTTGTAAAGAGGTTCGCATCACGTCATGCGACTGATACCAGGATTACCCCACGAATTTTGGTGAGATATGATGACGCCATCAGGGACAACACTAATGATTTTTTCTTTGACCTGACAGGTTCTGTATTCCTAAACAATTATCATCGAGGGACGCCGGCAAATATCCTATCGGGCGCCGCACTGACGCCTGTGGCAGGTACAAGCTCTCTTAAGCTGCGACTGGTAACTGGCTCGTTTGAGAAGACTGTGACAGGATCGCAGTACAGGACCGGGCAGAATTTTATGACAGGTGTTTACTCTGCATCATTCGCCATCTCTTCATTTGACACTACCACTATTGACAACCACGGCACACTGCACGATTATGTGCGCGATAGCGGCTCTATAACATTTAAGAAGTACTGGTCATCATTTGATAGCAGCGTGGGATACCTGACAGGTACCCTTAAGGTGAATGCCATTAGTAGGACATCCTTTAATAACACCCCCCGCAGGCTTTTGGTGAGCATCACCAACGCACAGCCTAACTATCGATCTGACCAGAAGGTGCGATTTAGAATCTTCGTGGATGACCTAAGCTATAGTCCGAAGGCAGGAAAACTTCCGAGAATAACGCCAAGTCTTATTTTGCCTAACATGTTTTATCGTGTAATAGACGCGAACAGTAATGATATCGTCATCCCATTTGACACAAATGCAGCAGGCCAGAAGTCAGCCACAATGGTCTCGACGGACTCTGATGGCATGTATTTTGATGTGTACATGGAGGACCTCTCAGTTGGACGACTCTACAGGATGGAGTTCATGATAAATGATGAGGGTAGCAGTCAGGTACTGGAGGACACTGGAGTTAGGTTCAGGATTGACCCGTAATGAGCAAGAGGAGTGTTAATCAATTTAATAGACCAGGCCTATTTTCTCCCAGTTTTACTCGGGGAGTAATAGAGGACGGGGGAGGTCTCAGCGATGCGAGCTTTAATGATATATCGCAGACTAACATCGCCTCCACGTCATCCTTTAGGTATGATCCTCCTGGCGCCGGTATTAGGTCAACACAGCAGATAAGTGTCGATTACTCTAAGTTTGAAAATCACACATTTTTCGGTTCGGCGCGTGTTAATGTTAATGTGGCATTTGATCGGATCATCAATGAATTTCCTTTTGATGGAAATCGAAAGGGTCGTGAGGCCTTCGAGG